CGCGCACCGTGGTGGTATTGGTGAAGATAAGCGCCCAGCGTTCTGTCACGGCACCATCGTTGCGGGTTTCGACCGGCGCCAGATTGCTGTTGTATTCAGCTGTCGTGCCGCTGCCGATCAGCTCATCTGACCAGGCATTCGTCCAGGTTTGCTGATCGAATGGCCGGGTCGCGCGTGCTTGCAGATCGCCATAGACCAATGCGCTGCTGACGAAGCTGCCCGGCGGGAAATCGTGAGACAGCGGGCGGGTCATGGAGAGCTGCCCGTTGATCTGCACGTCCGAGATCAGCGCCATGTCCTCGATGCGATGCTCGATGCGAATCGGGCCAACCAGGCCGGTGATGTCGGTCAGCGTTACGGTGCCAGCATCGAGATCGGCCGTGTATTTGGATGTGTCCACTCGCGCGTCATTGTCACCCTCATCGAACAGCCAGACGCGCGAAAGCCGCGTGCGTCCAAGGTCGATGGTTGCCGGGGCGGCAGCCGCAGACTCGCTGCCGGTGTGGTGCACCACGGCCACATCGCCGACACGGAACACCGGCACGCGGCCGTCGAGCGGCAGGCGCACGGGGTCGATGCCGAGGATGGATTTATCGAGCGGGATGAAACTGAATGCCACGGCCGCATAGCGAATGCTGGACGCCACCACTGGCACCGGCTTGAAGATGAAACCGTCCTGGCGGATGTTGGCAGCGAGATACCACGGCTCGCTCTCGTTACCGGCGGCCAGCACCCACTGGCCAAAACCGACACGCACGATGCCGGTCTGGAAATCCACGGTGCCAGTGACGAATGCGGCCGAGATGATGCCGCTGCTGTTACTGGTGACGGTCTGCACCGGTGCGCTGCCTGACGGTTTGAACTGGATGATGAGCGAGCCGGAGCGCAACGGCGCAGAGGCGGTGCGGAAACTCACACGGTCTACCAGCGTATCGCCCAGCGTGGTCACTAGTGCCTGGCGGCTGATGCTATTGGCGCCGGCCGCGACAGCGGTGAGCGCAGCCTCGCCCGAGACGTAATCGATGCTGCCGACATTGATGCCGCTGCCAGTGGCCGGGTCGACATTGGACACCAGCACGCCGTTGCGGTCAATGATGGTCTGCGCGCCGTATTGCAGCCTGACAGAGCCCGGCACGACCTGCTCATTGGTGCCAGGCGTCACATCGACTACCGGCGCGATGGCATGTTCCTCGTTGGCTGCATCCGGTGACGTAGCCGAGATATAGCTCAATTTGACCTCGCCTCCGCTGTTCGGGTAGGTGGCGGCTGTATTCTGATTGCTGAACCCATTAAAAATGATTGGCATTTTCTCTCCTTATTCCCCGGCGACCAAAGCCCAGTCGGGCGTGACTTTATAGACCGGTTTACGTATTCTGGCAGTGCTGTCTGGGTTGAATTGCACGGCGCCGGTGGCATAGTTGATCGTGCCAATGGTAGTGCTGCCCAGCTTGATGTTGCCGAGGCCATCGTCAATGGCGGTGAGGATGCCACCGGTGTTATTTGGGATGTTCATTTTCGCGAGAACTTCGATGTCCGTGACCCCGATCGGCGTCATGTCGTATTCAACATTCCAACTCAAACGAACGCTGCCGGGCACGATCGCACCTTGGGAGGCGGTGACGTTGAGCTTGCCGTTGCCATCGCGGGCCGGGGCTGCGAAGGTGTCCTCAATCCGGGTGCCGTGGTTGTAGGCTACAGTCAGTACCGTGGCGGGTGCTGGCAGGCTGTTCGGGATGAACACAATGCGATTGTTGGCATAATCGACCGTGCCGGTGGCATCGCCAGTCAGCGTGCCGGCTGCATCAGTCGCAGATTTGGCCGCGCCATCGTTCCAACTGATGGTGATGGAGCCGGGCTGGATCTTCTTGTCGGTTGGCGGGGTCAGCTCGATGACGGTCTCGGCTTTCAGCGTCTCGGTTGCCCATGCACGCTCCTGCGTCGGGATGCCCCAGATCAGAATCACGCTGGAGCCGACATCCGGCAACGCGCCGACCGTCAGCACGACCGAGCCTGTGGTGTAATTGACGCTGCCTGCGCCGATCTCTGCCTCGTCGCCACGGATGACGCCAGCGCCGGTATCACGCAGGACGTTCCAGCGGCCCTGCGCCATGAAATGAATCACCAGCGCACCGGGTGCCGGTACGGGGTCGAGGATCAGCGAAAATGTAGACGAGCGGTTTTCCAGCGTGACCGGGTTATCCATCGAATGCAGGGTCAGCTGCGGGCGGGCTGCGGGCATAAAACTGATATCCTTGGTACCATTGTGACTGCCCTGCAACAGCGTCAGAATGCCATTATCGTAATCAATCAGGCCGACCTGCACGCCGTCGATCTGCAAAGTGCCGTCACCGGCATCGGTGATGACGGTTGCGCCGACCGTCACGGTCAGGCTGCCGTTGAAAACGCTCTGGCCAACAAACAGCTGGTTGGTGGTCGTAAAAGCAGCCGAGGTGCTGAAATTGACGCTGCCATCGGCCGCCGGAATTGCCACGCTGCCGTCGCCGTGCGGTTTGGCGTCAGCAATCGCCACCTCGGCCTGTGCGCTTGGCACCAGCTGCGTGAAAATGCTGGCGGCTTTAATGGTGAAATCGCCCAGATTCGCAGCGAGCTGCAGCGGCTGGATACTGTAATACTTGGCGGCATCCGCAACCAGTGATTTGAATACCCGGCTGCCGTTGCCTTCGCCCTGGTTGTCGTCGAAATGCGGCACGCCGCCCATCACATCGAACAGCAGCGCATCCGAGACCTCCAGCGTCAGCACGCGGCGCGTGAAATTTACCGTGCCAACAGTAAAATCGAAATCCTCAAAACTGATGGCCGTGATGCGCAGATACTGCGTTTCCGGGATGGTCGTCGGGTTTTTGACCAGCACCAGCACCTCGCCGACAGCAGGCAGCGGCCGGTTGGTACGCTGTAACAGCAACAGCGCTTTTTGCCCGGCGATATGCTGCCCCCACAGGTAGCCGTCGAACTTCGGCCCTTGCGATAAATAACTCTCGATGCGGTTGGACGCATTGCTGCGTTGGTCAGACCAGCTGTTGGTCGTGAACAGTGACACTGAGACGTTGGGATCCTGTGGCGGCAGATCGACGATCATGTTCGCGCCGAAAAATACATCGCGGTTGGTGGTTTCTACCGACAAAAAGGCCTTGCGCAGCGCCACGCGGCCAATGGTGCGGTCGAGTTCCGAAACATCCGGGAACAGGTTGTTGGATACGCCGTCCACCACCTCGTTGCCGGTGATACGGCCGCCAGCATCGTCGGTGTCGGAGAGTATCTCCGACTGCATCAACTTCAAGTCTTGATCGGTAATTGCCATATTAAATCTCCATCAATTTGAGTGTGACCCGCATCCAGTCGGATGACACCAGCGGGTTTTTGCCTTCGGCCAAAAGCGTGGCCTCTACCGCAGGGGCTTCGTCGTGCCGCATCATCACGCTGAATATCGCGCCATGCGCGGTCAGCGTGAATGTCTTGCCGGGAATCTCGGCCCAGGCCAGCAGTTGGTCGACGACAGCCTTGGTCACCCAGGCGAAATCGGCGCCGGTAGAAAGCGTGATTGGGCGGCCAGCCTGCTTGGTCGCCGTCTCTACCACCAGTGCACCGGTCAGCGTGAACCCGACTTGTTGCACCACCGGTGACCAGCCAAAATGCTCTTGCCAGACCATGTCGCCGGGCAACTCAAGCGTGGTGACGCCATCGCTTAACGTAATCGGAGCACTCATGTCGCGCTCAATCCTGCAATACGCAATGCATCGAGCAGGTTGCCGTCGGTATCACCCACGGCTTGCACATTACGGCTTTGGCCATTCGGCAAAGTCAGCTTGACGTTGACCACCTTGGCTACGCCTGACTTGCCGACATCAGGCAGCGGTGCGCCCGGCACAATGCCGCCCTGATTAAAACCGAGAATGCGCTGCGGCGCCTTGAGATTGTTCAGGGCATGGAAGAACCCTAGACCGAGCCGTTTCACCGTGCCCCGGTCCACCACGACTTCGCCCGGTGTCAGCATGGCAGGCACTGTGTCATCACTGCTCAAACCCGCCGCGCCGCCAGTGGCGAACGGCAGCACGGCCACGTCACGTTGTTTATTGGTTTGGCGCGGGCGGCGCTGTTCGATTTCCGCACGCCGTTCTTTTCGCAGCTGGATCTGATCTAGCTTTTCAATCGCGGCATTCATGACATCGCCAATACCGCCAAAATTGGATGTGCCAACTAGGCGCCTAAAGCCTTGTTCCATCTCCGCTTCAATTTCTTTTCGCAACCTAAGCCCGCCCAATTGTTCTGCTCTCGCCAGGATCGCGCCTTGCCCCATATCTTTTAAGGCAAAATTATCTACTTTGGCTTTTTCCTTTTCCTTGACTTCGCCGCCATCGGCGAACCGCTTGACCGTGCCGAGCAAGCCCTTGAGATTGCCAAGACCATATTTACCCACGGCTGCCTTGCGTAGCACGAAACTGCCCGCCTGCAGCGTGCGTGGCACGGTGTCGCCATTGCCGCTGCCGGGCACCACGCCGCCTGTCATGCCGGGGAAACCAACCGCACCGCCCTGCGCAAAACGGGCGATCGGTGCAATCAGTCCACCGGCATTGTTGGCCGACACATTACGGGTGACGACCGTGTGGGTGCTTGTAGTGTTTTTGCCGTTAAGGCTGTCGATTTCGGTCGCTACCTGCGGGACGTTGCTGCTGACCGTGTGGTCTGATGCGGTCTCAATCTTGAGCTGGCTCGAAACATCAGTCTGAAAATCGGACAACGCACGGGTTGCGTCGTCCAGATTGATGCCGACCGGCAGCTCGATATTGTTCTCTTTTGTGTTTTCGGCAAGCTCAGCCATCTGCGCGCGCAGGTTGTCGGCAGAGAGTTCCAGCTCAGGTTTCAGTTTAGGCAAGCGGTCGGGGAACTTGGCCAGCTCCTCAAGCTGCGCTGTGATCTGCGCCAGGTCGGCCTCCATCTTGATGGCGATTTTATTGGCCTTGACCAGCCGCTGCGCGTCTGCCAGTGCGGATTCAAGCTTGCTCAAATCCGCCTCAAATTTGACCGCGATGCCTTCCTCAAACTTCTTCCTGGTCTTGTCGGCCTCGATACCGAGCGCTTCCAGCTGTGTCTTGGCGGTCTCCGCCTCAGTGCGGGCCTGTTCGGCACCGGCCAGCTGCTGCTGGTCCATTTTCTGCATGGCCTCAGCCGCCAACCGTGCGCTTTCCTGCACCTCACGAATGGATTTCTCTACGGCCTGCTGCTTGCTGACAACGACCTCAGTCACCTGTTTGCCGTCACGCTCAACCACGCGCGTGACTTCGCTAGAATTCGCTTGCGCCGCGCGGATGGCTTCTTCCGACAGTTTTTGCGCCTTGGCAAGGCTTTCCAGATCGCCCTTGGCGATGAGGCGGCGAATCTCGGCCTGTTTCTCGTCGATTTCCTTGTTCTTGTCCTGGAACGCGGCGTATTCGTCCAGCGTGCTGCGCCGTAGGCCCCGAATGATATCCTCAACCGATTTCTGCAGATTGGCGCGCTCGATGCCGCGCTGGCGCACCTCATTCAGCAGCCGCTGTTCTTCTCCGATCAGCCGGTCGACACTGCCGCGATACGCCTGCTCGTATTGCTGGATCAGGCGCAATCTTTCGCCAGTAGCCTGTTGCTCGATAGCACGTGTGTCCTCACCGGCAATTTTGGCGGCAGCGATCAACCCGTCGTAGGTGCGCTGCCAGGTGGCGAAGGCCGCCGCGCTGGATTCGCCAATGGCGTCACGCTTTTGCTGCTCGGTCGCGATGACCGTCTCCAGCGATGCGGCAGCGCCTTGCTGCTCCGCAGCGGCCTGGGCATCGATAGCGACGATGCGGCGCTGCAATTCGCCGGTGATGACCTCGGTTTGCGCCTTGTAGCTCTCCTCGACCGCCTTGGTGCTCTCAGCGATGCGGCCAATGGCAGCATCGAACTGGCTGCGAATCGCGCCGGTGGCCTTGGACACCTGGTCGTTGATTTTGCCGAGAGAGGCAGAGAGCGCTTCTGCTGATTGTCGTGTTTGGTCGATAGCCGTTTTGCCGGGGCCGAATTTATTGGCCAAAAATAACCCGAGCGACAATAGCGCCGTCACCAGCACGCCGATCGGGCCGCCCAACAGCGCCAATGCGCCACGCAACAGCCCGAGCGCCACCGTAAACCGGCCAACCGTGGCCGTGGCCACTGTCGCAGCCCGGCCGGCACCGGCGATGCTGGTCATGTAGGCCACGTTGGCGGCAGCGGCACGCGCAGCGGCGATCTGTTGCGCAACGATGGCCGCTGCCCATTTGACACCCACCGTAATGGCGGCCTGCAATACGATGATCAGCGCGCCAGCCAGCAGCTTGATGACGATGCCCATGTTGTCGGCCAGCAGTTGTAGTCCGGCTGCGAGTTTATCGGTAATACCCGCCGCCTGGTCGAGTTGACCCAGTTCGGTAATAGCGTTGGTGCGAATGTTCTGAAACGCGCGCGCAGTGGTGAGCGGCAGTTGTGCGTAGTTGGCATTGATGTCATCCGACATCTTGAACAGCGCCTCTTTAACCTTGCCAGCGGTCAATTCGCCATTCGCTGCCAGCGCGCGCATCTGCGCAATACTGAGGCCAAGGCCGTCTGCAATTGCCTTGGCCAGCGACGGCGTTTGCTCTAGCACAGAATTCAACTCTTCGCCGCGCAAAGTGCCGGACGCCAGACCCTGCTGCAACTGGAAGATAGCAGCCTGGGCACCGGCGCCGCCGCCATCCAGTTGCGTCGCCTTGGCAATGATCTCGGTCAGCTTGATTGCGTCGCCCTGAGCCATCTTTGCGATGACGCGCAATTTCTGGAACAGACCGACATTGGCCTCCAGCGCGGTGCCGGTACTGAGGCTGATTTGCCGCACTTGCGCCTGGGCCTGGGCGAATTCAAAACTGCTCCTGGTCGCGATCTTGATACGGGCATCCAGCACCTTGGCAATTTCGGCCAGTTGCGCCATCTGCTTCAGCGTGTTGATCGAGGCGATACCGGCGAAGACACCGATCAGGGTTTTTTTAATGCCACTCAGCTGACCAGAGACATTCTCCAGCCCCTTGCTGGTCTTGCCAAAATCGGAGCCGCTATCGGCCTCTCTCGCCACCGGTGCGATGCCGGAGAGCTCGCGCTTGACTTGGGCAATGGCCTGTTTGGCCTCGGCGACCTGTGCCTTGATCCTGATGTTGACATCTGCCATTGTTTATTCCTCAGCGTCCAACAATTTCTGTGCAGCTCGATAACCTTCGTCGTCCGCTTGGGCGGCGCGGGCGGCAAACAACTGCATGCGCCAATCCTCACGCCTGCGCCGCCATGCCTCGCGGCTGAACTCCCTGACCTGACGCAGCGTCATCTGCATTATTTCTTCGAGCCGGAACCCGCCGCCGACGAGGTCGGCGATGACGGCAGCCCAGCCGCCCGTGCCATGAGTGCCTCGGTCAGCGTGCTCACGCGCGGGATCACCCGCTTGATAAAAAAATCGAAATTGATCTCGATGACGGCACCGGCCAGCGCGACCAGCTCTTCCAGCGAGAGCTGATCCAGCGTATCGCGGTGGATGCGCGCGCCGATGGCAACCGCCGCGATGGCCTGCTCCATGTTGCCGATCAGCAGCTCGGCCACATCCAGATCATCTCCGGAGGCCATGATCTGTTGCACCAGCGGCTCGATGGCGCGGGAGAATGCAGGCAGCTCTTTTACGCGGATCGGGCTGACATCAACATGGCCAATGGAGAGCGTGACTGGAATCGTGCGCGGCTCGATGGCGTCGAATGCGTTTTGCTCTGGCTTCTGGGGGTTTCTCTGTACGTGATTCTGACTGGGCGGCTGGCTCATGATTTCCTCGTATGTGCATTTATACGGCCAGTCTACGCGTGCGCGCGAGGATGCTCGACAGGGAAGCGGTTCGGTGTCAGGCCGTCATGGCACAGGTGGTTTTATTAAAAAAAAGCCCGCACGCGGCGGGCTTGAGGGAGGAGCTGAGTCTGTTTATGCGGATGCGCCGGTGGTGATGCGGGCAAAACCGCCGAACAACGGGTCGTTGGCCAGTTGCGCATTGAACAGCGCGCTGCCGTCCAACTTGAGCGTTGCCGCCTGATCGCCGAGCCAGTCGAAATCCGCAGTCGGGCCGAAACTGATGCGCGGGATGAAAACGCGCACCTTCTGGTTGTCCACCGTCGATTTCCCATCAAAAATAATGCCCTTGACGACGCCGGTTTGCGCAAACGCCGCGATGTTGCCGTAGCTTTCGTAGGTGTATTCGGCCTTGAAAGGCTGCACGTAGGTGCCGATGTTCAATATCTTGATGGCACCGTGATCGGCATCCTCGATCACATAGTCAGTGCCCGCCACCAGCGTGGCTGGCGTACCGGCACTGTCCGTGATCGTCACGGCCGAAACGAACGGATGATCGGTGTGGTAGTAGTCGCCCGCCGCCATCAGCGGCAGCACTTCCGGGTTACCCACGCCGATGGTGCCGCCGGTGACCAGCGCGGTCTCGCCATAGAGTGCGACCGACAACATCTTGCGGTCGAACTCCTGCATTTCCAGCGAGACCTGCATGTTTTTCTCGGTCTCGAATTCTGCCAGGGTGGCGCGGCTGCCAGTGCAGCTCTCCTTGATCTTCTCGGTAGAGCGGTCTTGCGTCAGTTTCAGCACGCGGTTGCCGCAGCCGATCTTCTGCACGCTGATCAGCTTGCCAGTTGCCGGGTCGAAATCGCCCATGTAAATGGGGCCTTGTCCGTTGTAAATCATGTTGTATCTCCTTTGGTTAACAGGTTGTTGTAGTGCCCAGCACGTTCACTTCTGTCTCGAACGCCAATGGGTAGTAGCCAAATGCGGCGCCGTATCCGGGCCGGGGCGGCGTGGCCGCCGTGAGCCGGGTAAATCTTTCCGCGGGCTGCCAGCCCAGCAGTGCCTGCAGCACCTGGTGCAGCAATTCGCCCGCCGGGTTGATGGTCTTGTCGCGCCCCTGGGCGTGGTGCGTTGCTACCACCACCAGCCAGCGCTGGCGTAGTTTCGCCAAACTGCCATCCATGCCTGTTTCGCGCACGTCATCCCCGGCAAACATGACAAAACACGACGGGCTGCGGACGCTCTTCTCCTGCATCGCGGCGAGGCTCGATATCGGCAACACGTCGGTAAAATTCGTAATCTCGGCCCTGACCCTCGCCTGAATCAGATCGCCACACTCCAGGTGATTCATTAAAACCCTTCCAGGTTGGCACCGTTAAACACGCGTGCCGGGGCGCTGATTTTTACGCCGTTCGCAACCGGCGCTTCCACGCCGTTGACATCCTTATCCAGGCTCGCCCGCCGGGCTGAGACATCGCGCAAAAAGCGCAAAGCGTCGTCATAGCGTTTTTTGACGATCTCCGGTATTTCCGTGTCGTATAGCCGGTAGCGCGCCACGTCTGCGGTGTAGCTCCGTAAAATATCGGGCACCACCGCCAGCGGCAGCGCATAGCGCACAGACAGGTAGCTGTCTACTTCAGCCTGCGCGTCGGCGATCACGGCATCGAGCACCGCCACATCCACTGCGCCCGTGGCCGCGTCTCGGTCGGTGAGCTGGATCATCTCCACCTCGCCAAAACGCTGCACCATGTCATTGATTGTCACGTAGGCCATCATTCACCACAATTCACACATCGCTGAACCTGCAACACACCATCGACCGTCACCGCGCCGAGTGCCGCCAGATTGCCAGCCTCGACCACGTGCGCCGGTACTTCATCTCCAGGTAAATACCTCGTCTGTCCGGTGACAATGGTCATGGTGGCAACGTACTCGGGCATTATTGGGCCTTAGCCTTAGCCTTAGCCTTGCCGGTATTGGCTGCTGGGGCTTCCTTCTGGGCCGCCTCCGGAACTTCCTTCGGCTCTGCTTTCGGAGCTGCCTTGACAGCTACCTTGGCCTTCACGGCATTCAGTTCCAGTAATTGTTTGGCTGCCTTGTCATCCAGCTCGATGTCGTCGTTTGGCGCAAATCGCTGGCCGTTATGGCGGATGTTTTCAAGGGCGATGTAGGTCTTTGCCATATTGTTCTCCTGATTGATTTTCGGTCGTTCACTAAAACCCTCTCCTGGGAAGAGGGTTTCGATCAACGTACCTTAAGCCACGGCGCCCGAGATCAGGAAGCCCGCTGTTGCACCTGCGATCACCGGAGATACTTCGTCAGTGACCGGGTAGATCCAGCTCTTGGCATTACGATCCTGATACGGCTGCTCGACGATCGGGTAGCCGCCCAGACGGTAGGTGTAGGCAAAGGTCGGCAGACCCTGATCGGCAATGCCGCCGACTTCGGTGTATGCCAGAACAACCTTCTTGCCCCAAACATCGGCCATCGAACCATTGTCGCCTTCGTAGATGGCGTCACCGACCAGCACACGCTGCACGCCGAACAGCGAGGCCAGCAGGTCTGGTGTGGCGCTGTCGCGGCCGGTGTACTTGATGCGGTCAAGCACCTTCGGGTGGTTGCGCAGCGTAGAGAACACGGCAGCACCCATGACGATGGTGTTGGGGCGCCGGCCGATCTGGGCGCGTACTGCATCCTTGGCAGCCTCGACGTCACCGGCAGGATCGCTGCCTGTGTAATCGCTCCACTGGTCGGTACCGGAGAGCGTGGTCTTGTTGCTGGCTGCATACTTGGCTGCGTCGAGCGCCAGATCCGCCTGCGCCTTTTCCAACCGCAACGCAATGATGTTTTGCACCTTGCGCACCGCGCCGTTGCCGAGGTCGATACCGGGCACCGCGGCCGCTTCTTCCAGCAGCTCGAATGGCACCAAGCCTTCCAGCGCGTGTTGTTCCAGCGCATAAGCCTCACCAGCGTGGCCGAATTGCACGCGCTTGGTGTTGGCACCTGGCGCGCGGCCGGTGGCGTATAAACGGAAGTCTTCCTTGCCGAAACTGATGATCTTGCCGCCGCGTTGCTGTACGGGAACGAACGGAAACAGCGCCATGCCGACCATCTCGGCGTTCTGGTAGCCCTGCGCGGCCGTGGTGAGGATCGGGTCGATCACACGGGCCTGAGCGCCTGTCATTTGAGTCATTTCATATCTCCTTGTATTGGTTTATTCGACACGACAATTTTTAACGTTAATTATCGTTACCGTTTGGAATCAACAGCACTTCGATGAAGCTACCATCGCCTGCGGCATTTTCCAGCGCGACAGCGACCCTGGCGCCGCTTCTTGACCAAGGGATGGCCTTACCCGCCACGTTGGATTTAAGCGCCATGCCTTTGCTGATCGCAGCACCCGCCTCGACCACGGTCGTGCCTAGCACGTCAATTGCGAATTGATCGCCTAACATTACACTGCTGCGGGCAACGCCAATCGTGGATTCATCGTCCTCGGCTTGGTTGAATTCGTGATTCACGAAACGATGTGCTGTGATGTCGCCATCGGCTCGGCCGGTCAGCGATAACAGCGAGATGGATTGCTTGCTCATGTTAAATCTCCTTGTGTTTTAAAGGGGTTGGCCGGCTTATTTCGACACAGCCTTGACGGCGTCGATGTAGGTCATGCCGGGGTTGGCTGCCTGATGCGCCACGGCCTTGCTGTGGGTCTCAAGCGCAGCCGGATCGGTGGAATAGCCCTGCGGCGCGGAAAAATTGACGATCTCGGCATCGCTGCCGCCTGCTGCGTGCTCGGAAAAGTCGACGACCTTGGGGAAACCCTGCAGCATGGCCTTGAAGTTATCCAGCGAGACCGCGACCTTGTCGTCACCCTCGCCGAACTCATACGGCTCATCACGTTGCGCCAGCATGTCCAGCGTGGCCACGGTCACCGCCTTGTTGGTCGGCAGCAGCCGACCATCGGCCACCAGGCCATCGGCGAAACTCACGTTGGCGGCATGCAGGCCGGCCACGCGCTGCGACTCCTGTGCGGCCTTGAGCTGCGTGTTCTCTTCTTCCAACGCGGCCAGGCGCGCCTTATCTTCTGCAGACATTTCGTCTCCTTTCGATGGTTGTTCTGAAAATTCGTCGGATTTTTTCTTGATCTTTTTTAATGCCGCCAGCAGGCTTTCAGGCGGGTTGGCAATTTCACCCGCGACAATCGCCGACAATGTGGTAGCCGAGCGCGATGCGTCTGTACTGATCGCGTCAAGCTCGGTGGAGATGTCCTCCAGCGTCAGCCCGCCATCGCGCAAGCGTTTGATCTCGGCGCGCACATCGGCACCGGTGCCGTCACCGGCTTCGCCCTTGCTGGATTTTTCTGCAAAGCTTCTCGTGCCGATCTCGCGCGCTTCTTCGCGCACAGCCATTTCACGGATGCTGTCGATCTCCCAGCTGGGGATCACTTCGTCTGCCGTTTCCTGGCCGAACTGGGCGATCATCCAATCACGCAGACGGCGGAAGATGCTCGATGTCTGCCAATCGCCGGCAGAGAACTCGATGACGCCCTCGTCATCCGCCGCGAACTCGACCTGCTTGAGCCCCTTGACGGCAGGTGGCACTGCACCAAGAAATCCGACATGGCGCAGGTAATAGACGCCAGGCACAGGGTTGCGCGGGGAATCGGGGGAGAAGAAACTGGCGGAAACTTTCTTGAACCGCCCGGCCTTCACCAGTTCGGCAAACTCGGGGTCTACCTGGTCAGGCTCGGCTGACAAGCCGCCGTCGGCAAACTGCAGGGCACGCACCCAGCCATACGCGGGTGCATCCAGCTTCGGATGCCCGACGACGATGGGCGCCTCATGCAGCGCTGGGTCGTAGGCGGTGGAGGCTGCCTGCAGATCGGATTCGGAGAACTCCAGCACAGCACCGCTCATGGCAGTGTGGCGGCCGGGCTTAAAAATCTGGATGGGGGCTGGTGTATTCATGCCGCCAATGATGCAGGCGGCGGGCGGGTGAGACGATAAGGAAGAGCTTCGGTCGCGGCGGGCTTGACGGGATGAGGCAGTAGACCAGCATAAACCAGCCTGGCGTTTACGTCAAAATTGAATGGTTGGCGCCGCAGAAAACAGGGGAAATCATCCGCCAATGACAATATCCACCGGCGACGCTGGGTTGAATACCGTCTAAAACAAAAGTTAACGGTGGGTTAACGCGGGTAAAATTTCAAATTCAACTCCATCTATGGCTGCGGGGCGATTAACGCGCCACAGGCGCTTAAAATCATTTTGCGGCATCTTGCAGAAATGTGTTGAGGATATCGACGACCGCTTCCTTGTCGCCATCGCCCAGCGTGCCGGCCTCCAGGTCGTCCATCAGCAGCCCACGGCGAGGCATCTTGCGGGTGCCGAATTCGTGAAAAATCGCGTATGGCTGGCCGAAGCCAATCAACACGCTGCCGTCCTCCACCTGGTGGTTGAGACTCAGCAGCATGTCACCGAAGCGATCCAGCAACCGGCGGTTGCCGCCTTTGGGATAGCTCTTGACTGTCGCTGGTGCCCACGGTGCCCAAGGCGCGCCGGATGGGTCAGTCTCGGTTTCAAAGCGGGCAGAGATACGGCTTTCCATCTGCTGGCCGATGGCGTCAAGCGCGGGGGTCAGATCGCCGGTCGCATCCAGCAGGCGCTTGAGCAGTTCCTGCACTTCACGGTCTTGTATTTCAATCGTGACTGGTGTCATGGTATGATTTCCTTAGCGCGGGTGACGAACGGAAATTCGGCGTCCGTTCAGCCAGGCCAATATGGTCGGTGGCGATGGAGGGACGGCCGGCCTCCCATCCGCGCTCATTTCACTACCTCATAAATATTCCCATCTTCGAGCGTTACAGCATCCACCTTGAACACGGTGCGAACCGAGTTCACTTGTCTTTTCCCGGCACTGGTTTTAATAAAGAAATCCAGCGCAACCGCAATCTTGATCTTGCGTGGATCTGTCAGGCTGTCCACCACCACCACGAGCGTTTCGTTGCGTTTGTCCCACAGCACGCGCTCTGCGCCATCAAACTTCTCGGCCAGCGATTGCCATTCCCCGGTGGTCAGCGCATCGCCTGCCGTGCCGTGCCGTGCTGCCTTCGGGCCGATCAGCAATTTGTCCTGCACCACCACACCGGCAGTTTGCGGCAAACGCTCACGGGCGGCGAGCCATGCCAGCGTCGCGGCATCGATAAAACCGAGCACCTCGCTTAAGCCGGTCGGGCGGTTCTCCGCCCTGGCAGCCTCGATAAAATCCCCCCAGGCCGCATGGCGTGCGGCCTGCTCTCCCGGTGTCATTATTGCAGCAGCGGCAGCGCCGAGCGATGCGGACGCGGAAGCGATCTTGTCGGCCTGAACCGTGGCCATATTAGCCATACGCGCCCGGCCGGGGTTGTGGCCGAACCCTGGGTCGATGCCGACCGGCACTTGCGACACCTCGCCGGTACGTTTGTTGACCCAGGTGCGCGTCTCGGTGGATGGGGCGGTTTTTTTCAACGGCTCGCCATTCGGCGCCACGCCTTTGTCATAATCACGCTGGCTCACACCGATCACGCGGCAACGGCAGCGCCAGCCATTGGGCGGGATGTGGGTATCCCAGAACGGATGATCGACCGGCAGGGTGATGTTGTCCCAGGCGCGGTGGCTGGCACGCACGCGCTCATCCCGCTTGGTGATGTAGCGGATGAAAGGGTGCGTGCGCTTGTTGCGCTCGATGCGCTCGAACAGCCCGGCGCTGTAGGCCGTGCGGGTGTTGGTGTCGTAGATCAGCTTGAGGCGTGCCGGGTCGAACGTGGTGGTGACGGTCTTGCCGGTTTGCGGGTCGATCAGTTCTTTTTTACCCCACCACCCGGCATCGGCCAGCACGGCCCTGGCGTTCTTGTTCCAGTCGCGACGGGAGAGATCGCCCTGCACCGACTGCGTGATGCTGTCGCGCAGCGATTCCAGCACGTCCAGGTTGGTCAGGCGCGAAACCGTGAACTGCCGCGTGTGCTCCTCCTGCCAGACATCCTGCCAGTTGTAGCTGGCGACCAGATCGCCGCGCCCTTGCAGAAATTCGACCGCCTCTTTGGGCGTGAGCTGGAACAGCCCGAGGATGGACACATCATCCATGATCAGTACCCATGCTCAGCGCCCGTCATCCGGCTCCACACCGGCTTCACCGCCGACGCGGGCGGCAAAAACGGCATTGGTCAACCGCCGTGCGAGATTTGCCGGGTTAAGTTTTTCGAGCAAGGCGGGCAGGCGCTGCAAAAAAGTTTCAGCGGTTTCACCGGCAGCAAATGCGGCGTCCATCTCGGCCTGAATGGCATCAGCCAGCGGCGTCATGTCCTCCTCCCAATCCTGCATGGCGAAATCCACCAGGTCGTCGATATGGTCGCGCGCCACGGCCTCGGCGAACTCGGCCGCAGGCTCGTCTGCCGGTTGCGGCTCTTCCGCCCCCGGAGTGACGGGCGGCTGGTTCTCCGTCCATTCGCCCCCGTAGGTGTCGGTGATGTATTTCAGGCTCGGCTTGAACCCCATGCCTGCGATCCTTGTATCGCGCTCGGCACGAGTACCGAGATCCTCATCCTCATCGAGGATGCGCCAGACGGTCGGCAACGCTGCCCCTGGAAAATTCCACTCGACCAGCCATTTGACGATGGTCGCATTGAAACTCTGGCACACCAGGTCGGCATCGGCCTTGACGATATCGGCGCGCACGTCGGCCTGCAGCTCGTCGTTACCCAGGCGGCCGGGCGTACCCTGCGTGCTCGCGGTCTGGCCTAGCGTCACACGCGCGATTGCGGCATCCATGCGGTCATAGAGCGAGGTGTAATCCGCCGTGCCGCCGCGCGTCGCTTCGAGCAGCTCTGCCACCATGCCCTCGGGAATGACAATGGCGCTATCGGTCTGGATCGCCTGCAGCGCATCGAGCAGCTTGTTCTGTTCATCGTCTGGTGTGCCGGACGGGTATTTGCCGACAGCCGTCGGGCTGCCGAACTTCTCCAAGAACACCAGCCAGAACTTGATGCCGTTGCGCTTGAAAAACACTGGCCAGTAGAGCCAATGGGCAAGGCCGAGGCCATACGGTTCGTCGTCGTGATCGGCGCCGGTGGCAAAGGTCCAGAATTTTTTATCCGGCAACTCCTCGCCCAGCGGTTTGGCCGATGTCTTGAGCTTGAGGCGCATGTCCGGCCCGAAACCGAAGCGCCGGCGGTCACGCACCTTGATGGCATCGATGACGATACGGCTGCCATCTACCTTCCACAGCGCCTCGGCGACACCGTAGCCATAAAACACGCCGTAGAGCATCTTCTCGGTGATATTGTCGAAATCGAGCGCGGCGAGCTGCTCCTCGATGAACTGTGCCGCCTGCTTATCGATACGCTTATCACCGCCGGGACGCACCTCCCAAGGTCGAGAGATCACCGCGCTGATACGCTGGCCGAAGCAGGTCTTCACCTGGTCGTCGCGCAGCACTTCCTGGTAGATGATGAGGTCGCCGCCACTCTTGAGCTGCAACAGACGATCCTGCGGCGGCAGCAATGGCAGCTTATCGACAAAGCCGCGCGTGATATCGCGGCCGTCTCGGGTGGTGGCGATTTCGTTCTTTAACTCTTTATCCATGATGTCCTCACATGAAACCTGCCATGCCGCCAGCAGCGGCTACGCGCCGGCCGGATGACTTGAATTCGCTGCTTGCAAAACCGGTGGTCGCGGCCATCCACAGCATCTGCAGCGCATCCGGTCCATCGTCGTGGTCGGCTTTGGGGAAATGCCGCAACTGCTCGATCAGTGTGTGCTGACTTGGGTGCAGCCTGATCAGTCCGTTGACCATATGCGGCTGCAGGCTCTCGATGCGCAGCAACTTATCTGTGCTTGGCGTGACCGCCCGCGCCGGTACCGGGATGCCGCGCACTGCGGAGCGCTTCACCAGCTCGGTGCGCAAAAACTCTTGGAACTGCACCGACTCCACCACCCACAGCAGGCAGCGGTATTCGATTTGCAGCGAGATCACATCCTCGATGATGCGATCAGGCAGGCGCTTGCGGATCGCGGCCTCCACCACGTCCAGGATGCCGGTCTCGCGGTTAAATCCGCCTACCAGCAGCGCCGATGGGTCACGGCTTGCGCCGTGCTTGCCCAGGGATGGATCGCACGCGCCATAGAAACGCCACTCGGCCAGGCGATTGACCCAGAACGTGACGCACTTGGCGAAAGGCGCTGCATCGTCGGAGAGCGGGTCGTTCTGCAGCTCGGAGTCGAACGCAGCATGGCCATCGCGTGCGCGGATCTTCATAAGCTCGACCAGCGGTCGGGCTGTTGGCCAGCTCACCTCGGCGCCTTCGTTCATCTCGGGTGCATGCGCCTTGTAGAACTCGGCAGCGGCATCCTTGCCCACATTGAGCAACTGCTCCTCCCAGCGGTCCCACAGATCCATGCGCGATGGCCAGGTGATCAATGCGCGAAACTTCTTGCCGCGCCACAGCGGGTTCTTGATGAGCCTGGCCAACATGCTGTCGTAATGCAGGATGGTGCCGATAATCACTACATCCAGCTTGCCGCCGGCCTCGCCCAGCTTGAGCACGGCCTTGTTGATCCAGCTTTCGGACTTGTCCCGCTGCAGCGGCGAATGCACGTTGTCGTCGTTTTCCAGATCGTCGCCGACGAAGAAGTCAGGACGATATGGCCCGTGTCGACGACCACGGATGCGCTTGCCGCTGCCGACCGCTTCCAGCTTGCGGTTGTTGGCGGTGAGAATCACCTCTGAACGCCACACACGCCCCTGACCGCAAATCTCTGGGAAATCCATAGAGAGGCGCGGATTGAACTCCAGCTCGGCCTTGATCGCCTCTAGCATAGTGGCAGCCTGGTCGAAGGCGTCCATGCCGATGATGCCGTAATGCTTGCGACCGCTGGCAAATAACCAGATCGGCCAGATCTGTGTAGTGATGGTGGACTTGGCCTCGCCACGCGGCGCGGCAACCGCGTCCGTCTCAGCCTCGATGCTATCCGGGATCTCCTGCAGGCGCGGGTAGAGGTAATCGTGCAGGCGGCTGTTGTCTTTCTTCACATAGTGCGGAAAGTAAGTCCGCGCAAAGAACTCGAAGTCGTCCTGCGCCCGCATACGGCGCTCGGCCGAACTGGCGGCATCCGAGGCAAAGCCGGAGACATCCGCCTCTATCTTCTGCCGCAGCGAGTTGGACAGCTCGGCGAGCTGCTGCAGAAACTCCTTACCGGACTTGGCCATCAGCCAAGCTCCTGCGTGACATACTCGCCGAACGGCTCCAGCACCTCCAGCAATGCATTGGCGTGCTGCGGATAGCGTTCCGCAATGAATCCGGCGAGCTTTTGCAGCACTTCCATCGCGACTGCCAACTTGTTGAGCTTGGGGCTGCCCTTGGCCACGGCAGACATCGTCTTGTTGTAGGCATCCGAGAGCCTTGAGAGCGCCTCAGCCTTCGCCAGGCCACTGGCCTTATCATCGGCCTTGATGCTGGCCATCGTGCTCTGAAAGAGCGTAACAAACTCTTCCAGCACGGCTTGAGTGACAGATTCGGCGCCTTCGGATGAAAGACGTGCGGCGGCACGGGCACGATCCCAATCGTCGCCTTCGGTCTTGGCGTCACGCTTCCAGCGGCTGGCCGTACCGAATGCCACGCCGATGCGCTGAGCGGCTGCCTCCAGACTCAGCGCCTGATACACATACGCGCTCCGGAGAGCGCGCCTGGTCTCTTCCGAATATGCCATCGATCAGATTCCGATCTTCTTCTTCAGTGTTTCAGCCAGCAGCGATACACCAATCGCCACCATGCCGCCCGATATCGCT